TATTACACATTAATAATAAACCTCCGATGTTATACCTAATACCCTCATTGGTAGTGGTGCTGTTTGCGATACTGTCAATGTTGGATCTTTTTCATAACCAAGCGTATGTACTTCTCTTTTGCCTGTCAAGGATTGTAATCCTGATGTAGAATCATTAGGATTACTACCTATTAAAACTTGATTAGAATTAATCGTAACATTATATGTTGTTGATAATTCTAATACAGCTTTACCTATTTTTCTTGGCATACCTGTTAAAACCCCAGCTTGTAATCTTGCATCTTGTGGTAAAGTTTCTACTGTAATATTATAATCTAAACCAATATCACAGGCTGCTGCTGGTTGTGGAAATACAGCCGTACCACCTGATGCAACAGTTGCACTACCATAATAGAAAAAATCTCCATCTTCTGTAGAACCTGATGTTGCATGTACTGTCTTGCCTACTTGTGTTATCCCTGTAAACACACGACTGGTTAAAAATACTAGGTCAGTATTATCACTAATAGATGCTGTTACTGGGCTGACTGATATTACATACTCATTTGATGCACCTGTTGCTACTACACTTGTAACTGTATGCGTTGTGCCTGAACCACCAAACTGAAATGTCTCTCCTTGATTAGGACTATTAGTTGCTCCATCTATAATAAACTGACTTACTCCGCTAGATACTGCACCTTTGTTTTTAACTGTACCATGTGGTTGATAACTAGCTGATATAGTTTTGGTAAATGACATATCGGTTGGTATATCAAACTGAGTGGTTGCAAATTGTTCCAGGCTATATGTTGTTGAGCTATCTATCGTTCTTGATGTTAATACATAGATACTTGATGATAAACAACAGATAGATAAATAATTACCATCAGTATTCCATTGTGTCCATCCAAATATTTTTTGTTCTTTCTGACTACTATAGACACACATTGTACCATCTGTATTAACTATAAAATATAACTGCTCAGTTCTGTCTGGCAAAGTAGAAGCTGTTGCTGTATCTATAGGACTATTAATTAAATGTGCAGATTCTAAGCTAGTATTATTGCTATCAAATAATTCTGTTGTTGAAGCAAAAACATAATCTCTTATATTCTTTCCATTTTTTTGTACATACAAAGTACCACCATCAAAAGGTCTAGGCATACCTTTTTGTTGAACACCAAAAGATGTTTGTTTTACTATCATTGAATCTGATGGTGTTATGTTTTTTGCTGTTTGTGGTCTTAAAAAAAACTCTGCACTACTAGTAAATATTTCTAATACACGACCACTAACCAAATGTCTTATCTCATTTATTTGATCTGATGCTATTTGCATTTGCAAACTTTCATCATCTTTACCTGTGCCTACATCAAAGTTAAAAAACCCTGCTACTTTGCTAGAAGTTAAATAATCAGGAGCATTAGTATTACCACCAAAATATAATCTTTGCTCATGAAAAGCACATGCTCTTGGATAACCATGCACATCACTATATAGTTGTTCGTCCCACTTTCTTGTTGCTGGGTGTCCAACAATTCTAACATTTGCTCCACCACCATCTACTGATTCTGTTGCTGTATCACTGCTACCAGCAGTAAAACTAAATCTATTGTCATCAATGTTAGTTATAGTAAATGTACCATTAATATTTGCACTTGCTAATCCAGCACCATCTGAATCAAAAATATCTTGTGCGCCTGATATAGTTATACTAGCTCCAGTTGCAAAACCATGTTCTACTAAAGTAACTTCTACTACACCAGATCCTTGTGTTGTTTTAAATGGTGCATCGTCTAATTCTATTTCAACATCAGCAAGTAATGTACCTGTTAATACAGTTGATGATGTATAACCTGTTATTAATATTTCTGCTCCATGATATCTTACTCTTGTACCAATATATGATGGACTTGATGTCCAATATGCAGCAGATGTTGTTAATGTTACACCTGTTGTGCCTTTAGCAGTTTGATTAATATCTAATGTAATACTATCATCAGCAAATTTAAAATATGGCTGATATACTTTTTCTGAGTTAACACTAGAATCAAATTCAAAAGCAGATAAAGTAAATGTTGTTGCTCCTGTTCTTTTTAATATTCTAGGTGCAAAATCTTTATGTGTAATAATCATGGTATCGCCTTGCTGTGTATGAGTAAACTCAAAAAGTTGTGCTGTTGCTATACCTGATGATGTAATTGTTTGAAGCAAAGTACCATTACTACTATAAATTTTTATAGTAGTATTTTGAAAAAGTATGACATACTCCTGATCATCTGAAAAAATAAATGATTCTAATCTACCTGTTGCACTTCCAGCATCTGCTCTATGTACTGTTCCAGGCCTTCTTTCTATACCACCTTGATTAAGAGTCAGTACATTACGAGCTTTTTTTAATCCTTGCTCATATGCGACAACATCAACCCTTGATACAATCTTAGGATCTAGTTCGCCTCTTACAAAACTTGCTTGGTGTATTCTTTGTATACCCATTCATTAGCTCTGTACTGTTGCGTTAATATTACTAAATGCAGTACGATTTCTTCTATTGCGTATTCTATTAACATCCATACGCTTAGTCGTTTGAGCTTGACCATCAGTTGACTTAGCAATAGCTATTTGTCCTAATGCTCTATTTCTGTATAACTCAGACAAAGTATCATTTCTTGCAATCGCACCTGCAAATAAACTAGCAAGTTCAAATACCATGCATTGTTTAAAATATGCTGGGAACTCTGCTTCACTAGTTTGAAATGTATAATCACAAATCAATGTATCACCAGAACCTGTGTCAGTAAAAATTTTATCGCCATATCTATCATATGCAATTACATTGTCATTAACAGTAACTGTATGTATTAACAAAGCATCTGCTGGTAATTGATAAGATGATTTAAATCTGCCTAATGGATTCTCTGCTACTTTAGTTAGTTGTACTTGTTTAGATGCAAATCTCCAGCGTATTCTGGTTAGCATTGCTTCTAGTGTTGATTCGTATAATTGACCAGCTACTGTTGATTCTGTAGTAGCTTCTTCAAAACTAGTTATTATGTTAGCACCAACCAATACTAATGCTTTGTTACATATGTCAAATCTAGTCTCTGATAACATAATACCTCCAGTAAATGAAGTGGGAGTTTAGGGTGTAGTCGGACCTAACTCCCACATCAATGACACAATTATGTGCCGTTTGTACAAGTAACAGTCGCTGCACCTGTTGCTGATGTTACCACCAACATATCTACAGTTACTGTACCACCTGTTGTACCTGCAACAAGAATAATATCAAATTGTTTTAGGTTGTCAGTTACTGAATTGAAGTAACCAGAACCTGCAACAGTTCCTGGTGCATCAGCAGTTTCGTAATGAAATACATTACCTGTCCCTGCTCCAGCTACTAACTTTAATGATGTCGCTGTTAAAGCCATAATTAACCTCCCTTATTCAGTAATCTGGATTTGCATAAAGCCAGTCGCATCAATAGCAACAGACTGCATACTCATCATAGATGTTGTTAAATGACTTACTTTCTCAGGAACATAATTTACCTCAGTCTTAATATCGGCACCTGTAGCAAGGCCAATAGCAGATTTATGATAAGCATGACAATCTCTAGTTGTACTAGAAAGTGTTAATCCTGAATGTGTGAAAAATAAGAACCCTAACCATCTCTTAGCTGTCATACCACCAGAGTAGGGTAGTTCACCTTCTCCAACATATTCTGCTCTTGAGAATTGATCAATTTGTAGCAAGTCAGCCCAACCAGCAGGTGATACTACAAAGTATCTTCCGCCATCATCTGGAACATCTGCTTCACCAAATGTCTCATATGTTGTTAATGCTTTTGCTAATGTAAGACCAGCAGAACCATGCGCAATGTTTGCAGAGTTTGAACCTGCATCCAATACATCAATGATTAATTGGTCTGTTTGTCTACCTAAAGCTGCCGCAGCAGATTGAGCTAGGACTTGTCTTTCGTCTATGTTTGTTTTCAACTCATCTAGGGTATCAACATAATCACTTGCGTAGTAATCAGCTAGTGTTACATCAACTGTGCTATGTGTAATATCCATTGTTGGAACTTCAGCATGACGATTTTTAGTAACGGCTGTACCTTTCCCTACTTTCTGGAAACGAGCTTGGCTACCTTTTACATTTTTTGTCTGCCTTACAGTATTCATTAATTTTGAACCCATACGCTGATATGCCATATGAACTTCTGCTTCAAACTGTTTAATAAAGGCAGTTGATATAGATGTACTCATCGTTATCTCCTGTTAAATTAAATTAATATTTCACAGTTGTCCTTTATCCTTCAATTCGGTTGTCCATTTAGGGCCTATCTCCGAAATAATGGGCTGTATATCTATATCTACCTTTGGTAGATACTTGTAAAAGTAATACATTTCAACGCCATTAGCAAGTGTTGTGTTATTAGAAAAGGAAAAATTTTGCCATTTTAACCATCTTATGCTCTGTTTATGTTCTTTTGTTATAAAATTAAATACAAAATCATAGTGAGATTCAAGATATTGTAGCCATTTATGATTTCGTTGTAAGAAATATCTTTTATGTTTATCAAGTAATTCACATGATAAAAACCATATGGCTGCTTTTCTTGGTTGTGTTTTACTTATTGGCATTGCTCCCCATAGTGCAACAACATTATGGTTTTCATCAAATATAGTAAGTTGTATGGTATTAGGTCTATTATATCTAAATGGATCAATTAAAGCAGAAAGAGGATCTGAACCAACCGCAGCTAACTCATATTTATCTAACTGCTTTAAATTTGGAGCTAGTCTAAAACAATCATCAGGGATTGTTTTTTCTACATAAAGCATTACTTTGTCAACATTCTAAATGCAGCATCTACTTTTGCTACATATGCTTCATCTCTAAATCTTGGATCAAAGTATCTTTTGTCTTGCATCATTGCTCTAGCATCAGCCATTGTGAGCTGTTTTTCTGGTTGCGTGAACTGCTCAGATCTAACACCTGTTTTTTGCATATCCATGATACGCTCTATAGCTTGTATGCCTTGAGCTGTTGTACCTAAAGAATATTGAATAGCTTCAAATTCTTCTGGTGGAAAGTTCTTACTAGCCCAAGCATTAACTGCATCTACTCTTGAATTAGCATTTTCACCTAATGCTTCCATTTCTTTTTCAAGATTAGGTTGTTGATCTTGCATCATTTCTACATAAGTATTTATACCAGCATCAAATTCCTCTTGTGTAAATCCATTTTGTTTAGCAACATCAGTCCACCAATTAGTCATAGGATTTTCATTAACCATTTCTTCTGTTATACCTTCTGGTAAAGCAGGTAACTCATAGGCTTCTGGCACATTCTCTGCATGTTCACTGGCAAGTTCTTCTATTAATTTTTCTTTAATAGATTCTTCTTTGCCACCAACATAAGTTTCTAACTGTGTATATGACTTTGCCATTTCATTATAATCAACCTTACCTTCTTTCCAAAATTTTTCAGGTATATGCTCTGGTCTTTCTTCTTGAGGTACTTCATTTTCAGGTACTTCATCTAAGATTTCTTGTTCGGTTATTTGTTCTTCAGCCATTGTTACTGTCCTCCACTATTTTTTGTGATTGTCCTTTGTTGCTTCTGCGTTGTATTAAACCTACAACATAGCGTTGTCCTTCTATATGTCGTAGTTGATGATCAGATACTTCTGGTCCTGCTACGGTTTCAATCGTAATAGACCTTAAATAATTTAAAAATGTTTTACCTGCATCTGATGTGAATAATGCTCTTGCTACTGCATTAAGTGCTTCTTCCTGGTCTGGCGTTCTTTCCATACCATCAAGCCCTATTAATGTTTTAACTTTCTTTTCTGCCATGCTACACCTCATGTTGTTACAAATGTTCCATGTGAAACATCGAGGAAGCGAAGGTACTTTCATCATTAACTGTTGTGGGGGTTAAAGGTGCTTCACTTCCCACTACGATAATATAAAAATGTTACCAAAAGTCAAGGACTTATTGTCCTTCCATTACTCCTTCTGCTGGAGTGCCTTGTGCCATCTGTTGCATTTGTTGCATCTGTTGCATTTGTTGCATCATCTGTGCCATTTCTTCTGGGGATCTAATTAATTCTTCTGGTATGCCTAGTTTTTTCGCAATGTATTTAGCTACTTCATCTTGTTTAATCATAGCATTAAGAAGCTGTGGCCCTACTCTGCCTTGTATTAAGCCTAAAAATCTATCAATGTTAACTACATCAGCTTGATACTGTGCTTGTGCTAAAGGACTAGAAGATTTAATTTGTACCTCTTTACCATTAACAGTTGGTATTTTTATACGCCCTTGTTTTTTAAGAATGTGTATTACTCTAGCTAGTACTGGATTAACCAGTTCTGCTTGCAATCTACCAAACGCTGCACCTATTTGCCTAGACAAATCAGCTTGACGTTCTGCTACTTCTGTTGCAGACATTGGTGTTTTTTCATTTGGATTGCCTAACATATCATTATACAATGCTTTCTTAATGTTAGTTCTCATATCACGCAACACCAAGTCAGATACATTAAAGTTACCTGCTTGT